GTCATAATTATTTTTTGTTAGTGTCCAGAACTTCTTGAATAGTTGGGAGTACGGGAAATCTTTCTTCTACCGGTTTTAGATCCACTTTCACTTTATCCATCTTTGGTTTTACTTTTGGTTTCGGTACTACGTAGGCAGGAATAGGGGCTGGAGAACCTGTGAATGAGAAAAACGATGTATATATTTCTTGAGGGCTTGTATGGAGTCCGATAGGAAGTAAAGAAAAGATTCGAGAATGTAGTTGGCAAGTCATGGGGAGTAATGGTAGTTCTCCTTGGTATCTCCATCTTGCTATTTTCTTTCAGATAGGAGCATTATTGTACTCGCTGATCGTTGAAGAGTATTTGAATGTAGTCCCAACGAGTCAACAAAGAAGAGTATCTTCATATTTCATATCTGTCACTTTATACCTTTCCAGATTACTCTCAAAAGTAAGTGACTCTCAAATAGTGAATACATCTTTTGTCGGTGTAATCGAGTTATAGTGGAAATAATCTCATGAGGATGCGAAAAATAATCTCGCTCATGTCATGAGGAAAAACACTATCGTTCCTATTGATAATGCGTTGAGAATCGCATAGAGCGTTGGATGTATGATTATTCCTTTTTTCATGGTATAAATTTTAGATACTTTACTATATCAACTCAGCAAACGAGTCAGAATGTTATAGCAAGTGTGAAGTTAAAAATGTAGGGGATTTCTCGTGAGTAAATGACTCAGAAGATATTTATGGAAAGGAACACAACTACTATAATTCAATTCAGGAGTGGCATGAGAGAGGTTCTTCTGATAAAATTAGCAGTTAGTAAGCCAAGGATATAGCCAAGAGATACTCAGACTCCGAAAGCTAGGATGATGGTGTAGTTAGAGATGTCCATATAATTAATTTTTAAGTTATAGAGGCACCTCCATTATACTTACAATTATTAATACTTTATTAATTTTAAGAAAGTATGATAATTTTTTTATACAAAAATGATGATTTAATTTGTAATATAGTTAAGGGTTTCATAGAATTGATTTTATAAAGCGAATTCTCTTCATAACATAGGGGTCCAAGTTTTTTTTAATCATCATGAGTGCGAAGTTATCTGCAAAGTCTTCTTTTTCATCTAACATTCAATATTCTCGGTAAAACGCTTTTTTTCCTTGTTTCAGGGACTTATCGTAATATTTATGATATAACAACCTTTGTTGATCCATGAGTACTTGGTAGTATATATAATGACCAATCTCATGGTATTTATAGAAATCTTTCTCTCATTCTACTCATTCACAGAGGTAAATAACCTGTGTATCATGATGATAAGATGCTGCTATATCTCAACATTTATAATTGGTAAAAGGAACACTCCATCCATATGGAATACTCTGAATTACAAGAGATGAGATGAGTACGGTAATATTCATATTATGCTAGTCAATTAATATTCTTTATGCTTGCTACAGCAAGACCTTTTACACTTTTTACACTTGCATAGGCAAGTCAATCTACGGTTTTTATTGCCGTTGATGTATATCCGTCAACTCTAAAACTTGCCATTACAGAACCGTATGACTGTGAAGATGACGTAACAGTAAGCGAATCACTTCATGCTGGAGTAGTTGCTGCTCAACTATCACAAATAAATAATCATGCAAAAGCATTATCTTGGACTCTAACTACTGTACCAGTTCATGCTGTTAAAACAGCAGCATTAGCACCACTTCATGCCATTACAAGCCAACAGTTGTCTACTACAGTCGTCAGGGATTGTGAGTAACTTGTAGTAGATGCCTGAGATCTTACCCCACTGTTATCGAGTTGTCACGTCGCACTCACTCATGTATATGATGTAGCTGATGCTATAATATTTCAAGCTCAACTCGTTCTTGTAACAACAATATTGTTCGCTCATGTTGCTGGAGCTACAAGGTAATGCAAAAATACCGTTCATCATCATGAAACTACTTGTGAGTTTACTTGAGTCGCTGAAACTCAATTATATGTAACCGTGATTGTAACCGCAGAAGCAGTATTTACGTTTGTCGCAATGAACAATATTAAATTTGAACCAGTACATGTATGAGAAAAGGTTCTAGGACTTGTTCACCCTGTATCTGTGGATGATGCATCAAAGGCTATAGCCATTTTAAGTGTGTGTTATATAACCAGACTCAGGATAAAAATACATTTTGTCCGCGTGAACTCACCATCATACTATACGTATTGCTGCATCTGTGGTAACTGGTTGCGTTTGTGTCATAGCGCCTGCTGTTTCGGACATATATATAGGTCCTCCGATTGTCCAAGTAGGGAATCCTGTTGTTGAATATATAAAACTTCATGGAAGAGCTACGAGAAGCGCATTTGCTGATGCTTTCACTTCTAGCGCAATACCTAAGAATCAATTATATAGGGCTAAAGTATTGGCATCACATTTCTGCCATGTAGATGATGAGTCAAGATAGACAAGATCACCAATTGCAGAAGACGTATATCAACAGTTGAAATCCCCACACGTTGGTCATGTTGCAGTGAGATCACTCGTTGGGACTGTAAGCTTCATCGTCGCACCAGCGGTAAGACGTAGTATATTTCATGCCCCGATATCAAGATTTCATCATGCTAATACGAGTTCATTATTAGTTTGAGTAAGAGTAAGATCGCCATTGTCCCAGTTTATGACTCATCATTCCGCAAGAAAGAGATCTGAAAATTGTAATGACGTTGATCATAGTGCGGCACCATCATTTGCCGTCGGTGTAAGTCATGTTGTGATTGTTGCTGATGTTAGAATTTTCGCGGTAAGCGTTTGTGATCATCATACTGTTACCACTGAAGCTGTGTTGGTTCAAGCGTTTGTAACACGCAGATCTCATGTTCCTACCGTAAGTATTCCAGTTGTATGAGTCGCCACCCAGTTTGAGTTAGCTATATTGAGTACAAATCATGTATTTCCAAAGAGATTTTGCCATCCAAGAGTAGTAGTCCCGAGTGATGATCCTCCAGCAGCTCACGGAGAAAGAGCCGTTGAAGTGAGTTGGACTTCAATTGCACTACTTATAGCCCACCCAAGAGTATTTGCAGCTGGGAGATACATTCAGTTTGAAGGTATTGTAGCCGAATTTGGCACAAAAGAGTTTCAAACAATGGTAGTTGCTATAATTGATGATGCAACTGTAGCTCCTATAGTCGTTCAGTCGATCGTACCACCATTAATATCAGTCGTTGTAAGTACAGAGGATGCGAACGTAACAACTCATGTACTCGCATTAAATGTCATGTTCGTGTTTGTCTTTGGCGCCAGAGATCATGATACAGCTGTTGCGAACGCAATAAAACACGTCGTATCAGACGCTTCATTAGCCCATGTAACTGTTCATGCGTTTCAAGTGATATCTCCCGAAATAGCGTTGGTTACAGTGATATCTGTTACCCATAGTTTTGTGAGTCTATTAGTTGTATTTCCTATGGTTTGTCATACTGTCTGGTCTGTTGTTACCACTCACGATACCGTGGGAATAATCCATGCAGATCCATTCCATATATGAAGAGTATGATCGTCAAGAGTTTCTCTCACATCACCATCATCATTATTTGTAAGAGGAAGAGCTGCCGAATTTGCAACAGGTTCACGCCAAGAATCTCAGCGAAGAAGTATGACATTCTGTCCTCGCTCACCTCATACCTCAGAGAAGCTTTCACGGATGACATCATTTATTGATCAGGTAGTAGGCATAATTTAAATGATTATTCTTTTTTTTGCAACTGGAATAGTTTCATCATAGCTCTCTTTTTCAGTATCAGAGATAGTTCACGTCGTATTTGAAACACTCCCAGAGAGTAGCTCCATGTTTTGTCATCATACATCGTAACTTTCTCTCTGAGAGTCATTAAAGTTTCACATATATTTAATTTCAGTTTACTTGTTTCATAAGGTCCTCAGCAAGCCACACCTTATGTGCATCTGTCAGTTCTGGTATTTTGATTTCTGTACCTGTGATCTGAACATAGCGGTGTAATTCCTGTCTGAATGCCTCAGTAAGAAGTTTTGCCATGTTCTTATTGTACTCAGCAGAGTTATTCTCTGTTCTTGCATCAAGCTTGTCTTGCTCAAGTTTCTTGCGGTCCTCTTGAATGGAGTTGTGAAGTGTTTCTGCATCTTCTCGAGATTCTTTGAGCCTTGCAGATTCCGCGTTCACACGGTTCGATTCCTCTGTGATCTCAGAGCGTTGCGTTTCCATTCTGAGCGTTGCCATTTCAGCTTCTTGTCTTTTTTCCTCAAGAGCTATAATTTCTGACTTCCTCTGAGAGGATAGGTGTTGCGCTTCCGCAAGTTTTGAGTCAATATCTGCTTGTGCTTTCTCATTTTCCTCTTTCATCCTCTGTGATTCAGATCGTACTCTTTCAGCTTCGACAATAGAAAGCTCTATAGCATCCTCACGAGCCTTTATCGCGGCTTCGCGTACATCAAGCTCTTTTGCTCGAGTATCATTTCCGATACCTTGAGCTATCTTTTCATCATCTATCTTCTGATTGATATTCTCGAGTTCGATACGCTTCTTCTCGAGATCTGCATCAAGCTCATTCCTATTAGCTTCCTTTTTATCCACTTCTACTTGAAGTGCAACATTCTTCGCTTCGAGAGTCCGTGAAAGGGATTCTTTATCCTGAAGGATACGAGTTGCATCTGCCATCATAAGGAGAGCAGAATTATAATCCTGTGGCACTTTAGTTTCCTGTACGACTGGCGTTGGTGGCACAACATCTGGAATTGGAGCTACTGGTAGATCAGTCTCTTCTGGAAGAATCTCTACTTTCTCACCATTTATCATATTGAATGCTTTTGTACCGTCAGTAATAACAGTTCCATCAGGCAATGGATCTTCTGGTGGTTTTACACTACTATCATCTTCTGGTAGAAGAGTAGGATTTTCTGGAAGACTTGGATCTAGTATATCAGTCTCAGGAGGCTTGATTTCAGCTTTTTGCTTTTTTGAAGTAGACATAGTGTAAGATTTAAGAAGTAAACTTCATCCTGCCACCAAAGTGGCAAGGGGAAATCGACTAGACGACTGCGTAAGAATTTCATCCCATGATGATCCATCCAAGAGTTGTATAGTATTGAAGAATAACTGAATCACCAGCAGCATTGAAAGTCACTGATGTGTACCCTGTTTTTGTTGCTGGAGTGATTGTTGCGACACCGGTAGAACTCTTCATGATAATACACATCATCTGTCATGCGACACCATCCGCAAGAGTGAATATATCACCACCTGCATCTGCATCGATATTATGACAAGTCTTTGTGAGATCAAGAGCAGTTGTAGTACCACCTGCAGCGATTGTTTCAGTACCTGCGAATATCACCTTTGTAGCAATACCTGCAGTAAGAGTGACAAGACCTGTGATAGTCGTTGCTGGAGTGATTGTCACGGCACCAGTCGAGACTGTACCGATTCCAATTGTTCCAGTTCCAAGAGCATTGATAGTCAAGTTCGTGTTACCACTTGTATCTGTAACAACTACCGCGACTGTTCCATTGAGTGCAGCGCCAGTGACTTTAAGTCAAGCTGTTTGAGTTCCAGCAGAAGCGTCTACTGAGAATGCTGGAGTTGTAGCTCCAAGACGACCTACTGCAAGTGCAGAAGCACTAGCGGAAGTGACTGTAAAAGCACCTGTGATACCTGTAGCTCGAGATATGACAATCGCACCAGTGGAAGTACCACCAAGAGTGATAGTTCCAGATCATTTTGCATCGATGGTGAGATTTTCATTCGTTCCGGAAGATATCGCGGCGATCGCGACACCTGCGGTAGCGGCGGCACCAGTGATCTCGATACCTGTGACAACTGTAGCAGTCGCCGCATTGATCTTGAGAACTGGATTCGTAGCACCTTGGCGACCAACGGTGAGAGCCACGGCACTAGCAGATGTAAATGTGTTTGTACCCGTGACAGCACTGTTACCTGTTTGAGTGTATGCTCCAACGATAATAAGACCGTCATTTGTCTGATCCCAACGAAGATATTTTCCTGTTGTTGCTCCGTAGAATATTACGTCATAACCAGTGTCATCAACTCAGACGGTAAGTGTTCCATAGTTAAGAGTTGATCCTGTAACTTTCAGAGTATCAGAAGATTGAAGCCATTCTAGCTTCTTTCAGGCTGTTGCTCCATAGAATGTTACGTCGTATCCTGTATCATCAACACCGACAATAACAGTACCGTTATGTTGTGTTGCATCAGAAATGACAACTGTTCCTGAAAGCGTTATGTCATCTGTTCCGACTCCATTTGCTGAGATGACAAGTTTTCCACTACTCGTAGAGTTGATGTAGATTCCTGTATCTCTGAACTGAAGTTTTGTTGTTGTTGCAAATGTTGCTACTGTGTTGAAAGTAGTTGTTCCTGTAACGCTGACAGTATCTGATCCTGATGTTCAAAGAAGGATAGTACCAGTAATTGTTGGGCTTGTAAGAGCTGTTCCTGAATATACAATATTCCCAGCCGAAAGATTCGTCACGGTGAGCGTTTGGGTGGCTTTATTATACGTGAAATCAGGATCAGTTGATGTAAGCCCATTAAATGCGAACGAGATTTGCCCGTTCAAGATTGTACTGCTCATAATAAAATGGGTAAAGGATAAAAGGGGGATTGCTCCCCCTAAAACAACTGATTATACTGTTTCATACATGATCTTTCCTCCAAGCTTGCGTGAGCTGTACGTACCGAAGTTGTAGTATGCCGCGCGAGCTGATTCGTAAAGAGCATATCCAGGGACACGAGTCATTACACCATCTTCGATGTAAGCATCCTTGAAGAGTGTAAGTTCAAGGAGTTGGTCACTATCTACGAGAAGTGCAAATCCAGAAGGAAGCATTGTATCAAGGAAGATAGGTACTGGCTTTCATCCGTATGCGAATTCAAGACCAGTGTGCCCATTACCGAGCTTAGACTTGTAATCAGCATTCTTTTGGTTTGCCATTACAGTTACAGTCACAGCATCAGTATACTTAGCATATACATCTTCAGAAACAACAAAGTATTTGACGTTCTGATTATATCGACGTACTGCTGAGTAGAGATCACGGAAGTCTTTTACGATTGTTGCTGCTGTCGCCTTATCGTAGCATACTGATTGCATGTACGGAGTAGACGCGCGAGTGAGTCCTTGGATAGTAGTGATACCAGGTTCAAGAACACCGTCATCGATGAGTCCAAGAAGACCCATAGGAGTGTTTCCATAAGTACCTGACATGCGGATATACCAAGTATTGCTATTGTCACCACCTCTGTTATTCGCACCGGCAGCAGCACCATAGGTTGTTGAAGCTGTAAGCGTGATAGTAGTATCAGAAGGGACAGTTGCAATAGTACGAACGAGTTGTGTACCAGCAGCAAAAGCTGTTTCTGTACCAAGTTCGATAATCATTCCAGGTTGGAACATCTGAAGTGCTCCGAGACCGTAACGATTCTGAGATGCGATAGTTCCAGGAGCTTTAGCAGATACAGTTACAGTTGCACTTGTTACTACTCCAGCTGGAAGAACACCGACGATACCGGTACCGTTTCAACGAAGGACACGCCCCTTTGCACGAAGCATAGCACGGCGAATCTCCATTCCATAGAGCTGTGTACCTCTTTCGAGAGCTGCTCTATCTTTGATAGTCGTTTCAATAGACTCATGTGTCATTCTAAATGATGCACGAGTGTATTTTGAAGGGACTGTCATCTTCTCAAGACCGAGATCTGAAGCGATGAGAGCCGCACCTTCTGAAGTGGCATACGCTGCCATTCCTGCATTGAGTGAAGTGATCTCAAAAGAGTTGTTCTTCTGATTGACCTCGACTCCTGCCTTGTTGATACCTTCTTGATTGAGTGAGTCCTCAAGGAGTACGTCAATCCAATCAATTTGATCCTGGATACGTGGTTCGATTTGCTGTAAAAGCATGGCCTGAAAGACCGCAATAGTTGCGCCCATAATAGTGAAAAGTTAGTTTTTAAGAACCATATCCGAACACACCATGTTTTTGATAAATACTTGCGAATACCTCTTCATTTGATTTCGGTGCCGCATTATTACTAATAGCAGGCTTCCCTCAATCTGATGGGGAGAATCCAGTAGGTTTTAGCTTTCCCGTGATCTGTTCAAATCTGGCAAGGGCGATAAGTTGTTCTGGAGTAACGCCTTTCTCGTTGAGAGTGGACATTACATCAATCATTTCCTGACGTGAAGGTGGCTCTATGCCAAGACTCTTGAATTTATCAAAACTCTTTTCTACAACGCCAAAGAAATTATCTTGTTCCTTCTGGTAGTGAAGCTCATTCACTTTTTGATCTATACCTGATTCTTTCAGTATATTTTTAACGATTTCCTCCGCTTTCTGCGCGGCCCTATAGTCAAGTTCCTTTGTTCCATCCGGATCATTGGTTGCATCGAATTTCTGAGGAGGTTGGCTAGTTTTAGCTTTATATTCCTCGAATTCCTTCTGTACCTGATTGGCCCGTTCTCTTTCTCGAGATATCTGATATCTCATTTCAGCACTAGGATCCTTTGTAGGAGGTGGTGGTGGAGGCGGTGGATTATTGGAAGCTGGAGCTGGTGGAGCATCTAAAACTGCAGGAGCTGGTGGAGTTGAACCGTTTGAAGCATCAGCCTCAAAAAAGACACGAAATGGTCTAAACATAGATGTGAAAAGTTATCGGATAGATAAGCATTTTTTGAAAGAGAGTTTTGTCTCTCTGCATTTGGAAGGTTTTGTCCTACAGGAAAGATAATATGCACCGATGCAAGAAAACGCAAGAAAAATCTATTGAGGGGCTCATCCTGAATTAGCTGCATCCGCTTGTATAAAGGCATCATGCATCCTTATATGCCCCATGAGAATCTTTGCGACCGGTGATTCCGGAGGTATAGACTTGAGCATCTCCGTGTGTATAGCCTTATGTACTTCGTGATTGTCATTGATATTGGCATTCATTGTGTCACCATTCACAAACTTCTTGTTCTCACCTTCAGCAATCTGGAGATCAGGATCTGCTTGCTTGTCGAGCTCATCTTGAATCTGATCTGCAATCTCATTGGTCGTGTCCATGATTCTTGTGATGATATGAGGTGGAATTTCTATATTAGGATTGAATTTCTGAATGATATCTAGAATCTGTATAGCCTGTGCTTGTTGTGTAATATCGTCAAAAGCATCAGCACCAGTGATAGATACCTTCACTTTCACACGCTTTGCCGTCTCTTTCTTCATAGTGATCTGGCCTTTCTCTTTCTTGGAGTAGAATTCTGTCCCATCAGCATCCCCATATACGTCATGAAGCCTGAGAACTATACGCACGAGACGTGACATATACTTATTGAGTTCGTTGAGCGCGGTACCAATGTTGTTCTTTGATCCGGCTTGAAGTGCTTGGATAGCTTTTCCTGATGCATCCGGTCCAGTAGATGATGCTCACATGATATCCTGTTGCATCCCACCTTCATCATCAGCCTGCGCCATAAGCCAATTGAGCCATTCGAGATCTGCCTGTGACACTGTAAGAAGTTGCGCCTGACTTGGCAATTCTTGATTTCAAGTCATCTCGATAACCTCTATATTGAGGGAATTCATAAGCGCACTTGTCGCTTTGTGAAGGACTGTTCCAGCTTTTATATACACGAATCTCCCTCCAGTCTTGATAATATTATTGATCTTGAGTATGAGTCTATTGATTTCACGTTCAAGTGGGAGCATATCTGTATACCACCCACGCGGATAAAGCGTTTCAGGCTCACCCATAGGTGCAAACCATGTGAGAGGAAGAAACTTGAGTCATTCTATGATTTCTTTCTTCAGACAAAGTGAGTTACTTGTGAGAACACGCCATACAACACGTTCTTTTTCTACATCAGGTACGTTCTCAAGATAATATCCCTCCCGGAGAAGAAGAGTAGTTGGATTCTCAGGTTCAGGAAGAAAACACTTTTTCACTTCACTCATCGTTTGATCTTGGTCTGTAGATACCTTATCCCAATCAATAATCTCGCCAAAAGCATCTCTAGGAAATTCCACTCGAAGCTCCTCTTTTGTCTTCGTATAGGTATTCAAGAACTTGCGCACCTTGGAAAGTTGACGAGCAGATGTATCAATATAGGTATCAAGCGGATCGTATGATCTGAAACAATATCCTTCCTCTTCTGTGTAGTATGCGAGAGTCCATGTGATTCACCTGAAAAGGCCATAGTAAATGACCTCATCCATGGTTGTATCGTAGAAAGTCACATCATCCTCTCAGTAGAGCTTCGGGCTTTGTCCTTGGAATATGAAATCAAGAAATTCTCTTGTGGCCACTTCATCTGATTGTTGCGTCTCAGCACTTGCGCCAGTGATCACATACATTGGCTCATTATTATTGAGATAGTTTGCCATTACGCGATATTGACGCTTGATAAGATTCACGAATACCTCGGTCCCTTTCTCTCTTCTCACACGGGAATCGTTCAAAGTCCTGTTCGTATATTCAAGCTGAACAGGATATTTATTCCCATGGGAAGCGTAATAGACGAGTTTCGCGTCTTCTTCCCACATCCGGCGGTAGTTGATATTCTCATTGATGAGCTCGTTGTTCATATTGACAAAATCAACGGCTTTAGCATCTTTATCGTAAAATTTTGACATAGCTAGTAGATAGGAATTTCTTTAGGCTCATCTTCAGGAATAATGATCTTCGGAGGAGAAGTTGTGACTTCCTTGTACTCAAAAATATCCTTACTTTTTGCAAGTATATTCAAACGATATACTACAAAAATAAGGAAAACATTTGATACAGAGAGTCAAACGATACCAATGATAGCGATGATTTCCATATATGAAAAGGGTTACATAGGTGGTTGTCCTGGTACTTGTGGTTCTTGTCATTGTTCACCTGCATTCTCTTGATCACTTCCACCACCAATAGCCATGACGATTTCGTTGAGAACAGCTTTTGCCTGTGTTTCATCCATAGCATCAACAACTTCAGGAGTGAGTTGCGCGATCATTTGCATTGGATCATGTGCAGCGTCTGGAGCTGGTCCTCGAGCTTGCATCATTCTATCTTTTGCTGTTTCCATCATATATAGTAAATTAAGGTAATTTCAAAATATGCAGTTTGTAAGAATATGCAAATATTATTCTTCGACCCCCTGACTGTAGTCTCACCGGCGCAGTCTATACATGTGGCGTTCAACTATCGTCATATTGCCTTCATCGACTTCCTGAACTGGATAGGATACGACCATGGACTCATGCCATAAGCCATAACATGCTATCATATCAGCCATGAGGAGATCATCATGATTCGGCTCAACAGCATTTGCCTTGTTGTTTTTATCGTATTGATATGTCTTCATCTCAGCATGAAGCTCGGTACTCACAGTGATCTCTTTCTTGAATAGTGCCCCTCGATACTCACGAATAAGAAGATTCTTTGATGTATCAGTGGTCCTGAATCAATACTTTTGAATGAGGTTATCATCCTGAGCATTATCGACCTTGCGAGCTTTGACAACATACTGGAACCAAGGATAATTTTTACACTCGTTGATGAAAGCAAGCCCTACGTTGTTCTCTGGAATGATGATACCCATGAATTTCTTCTGGTTCTTGGTATAGGTCATGAGCATAAAATCAAGCTTCTGTGCGAGTATAATCTCACTCACTTTCGCTTTGTACTGAAAGGCAAGACGGCCATCTTTCCGACGTGCGGAAATAGTGGAGAAGTCTCACTTGACTCATCACTCCGCTATATCAATACCAATGGAGAGATTGTCTTCAGGCTCACAGAATATCTTAAATCACTCTATCTCCTCAATTGGTTTTTCAATAGTGTATTCTTGTGCCATATCAAAGACAGCAGCGCCACTGGATACGAAAGCATCCTCAATAGTGATAGGATTCTCTTGAGAGAAAAACTTCGCTCCATCCTCACCAAGAGAGTTCGCATTCTCAATCTTTTTACGCCTCCAATATATTTTTCGATAAGCTTTCTCAATTGGATACTGAGATAGATAGTTCTCGATGAACTTCGATTCCTCGGGAGTAGGCTCGAATCATTCAGGCAAATCAGCTTCATTTCTATCATCCACATCGAATCAGTAGAAGAGGAGATTAAAGTCACCAACTCAATCCTTGGAATTTATACAGAGCGGATAGAACACATCTCACATCCCATTGGCTGTCGACTCTATATCTACATTCGCCTCGCGGAATGAATCAAATTGGAGAAAGAGCTCCTTCTGCTTCTCGGGAGTCATACGACCGAATTCTGATATATGCACGTTGGTAGGGGTTCTACCACGAACATCCAATCAGATACGGAGAGAGTTATTCGATTCTTTGAAGAAAAGCTCGTTAGCATTCGATATATCAGGTTTCTCTAGCATCATCCTCACCGACTCATCGATATTATCCAAGGTAAACTTCGCTTTCTTGAAGAATTCATCCAGGAGATCCTGGCGATGCGTGACGAAATAATTGGAATGATTTACTCATCCCCATAAAGTATCATCAACGAGATCAATAATCTTATAAGTAGAGACTCATCATTGCCGGTACTTCAGCATGATATTGCGTTTCCCTCGCTTCTCTTGATGAATGCGACTCTGAATCATATTGAATCGAAATGGCACTTTCTCTCATGCTTCATTCACGATATAGTACAGATTATTCATGCGCCAATACTTGTCACGAAGGCGTGCTACAATCTCTTTTTCTTCCTCGGGTGTGAGTGAATACTTCATCATACTATTTTCTTATTTCTTCAAGGATTTTAGAGAATGGATTTCATTCAAGAGATATCTTATCTGTAATACGTTGCTTCAATTTATTGTACTCTTTTACTGCTGACATTTTATTGGTCAAATCATCGTGCTGAGAAATGACAAAGAGCAGTTGTTTGTCTACAAAGGCATCATTGAGCCCTTGCTCTTCTAGCAAAATATTGATTCGATTAAAAACCTTAGCATTACTTAGCAATTTACTTGCGCACACACATGCTGTCTGATACCAACCTTTACGACTTGTATCTATATCGTATACTTCAAGATATGCCTTCACTCAATTACCGAAGAATTCTTTATCAGTAGCGTAAAGACGACAAAAAATCTCTTGTCTTTTTGTAAGTGTTTCTCATATAGGCTCACTCTGAACTTTCTTCTTCACAACATGCTCACTTTCATTCTCTTCCACGACATCCTCATCGCCTAGACTCATGGGATTGTCGAGCACATCTTCAATTGGAGATCAGGAAGACTCTAGTATCATGTGTAGTTTTTAATTGATTGCATTATACTGAAAAAGGAAAAGAATCAATAGAAGTGGAAAGATTCTTGATTACTTTGTCTGCGGTATATCAGTTATTGAAATACATCTGAGTAATCATCCACTCCTTTTCCGTTACATTATCTTTTACATCCTGAAAACAAACGGACTTGAATTCATCATATATGGAATCAATATACCACATGATCTCAAGGGCTCTATCTCTATTTATCATGTAAATCTTTGGTGGTTGTTTCATTTTTTTTGTTGGTTTTTTTGTTGAGTTTCCCCAAGAGGCGAGCGAGGAAGTCGGGTGACGTTCCTGGTATTATAGACACACTTCCCCTTATATTCCCCTTCATGGAAGAAGTCTTCGGATCATATTGTGATCTTACTAGTACCATTTTTATACTCCTTTCCCTACTAATCAGCTGGGTGGCGGTTGAGAGTTCACAATAATAGCTTCCCCTGAGGGCATCGCTTCGTTGTGGTACGGGTGCTGGCATTCTTTATACTCGGTGGCCAGATGTTGTTCTACAAGTCAGATTACCAGGTCCTTGTAGCATACCCTCGTGAGAGGTCCGAGTGAAACAAAAAACAGTATCACACCTTTTGGGATAGATACTGTAGATTGTCTTGGATTGTCTTCAGAGAGACTAGACGATCTCTGGGTGTCTAGTCCAAGAGGCTGTTGAAATTGCTTTCACGAGATAAATGATATTGAAGTGCAATCAATTTGCAAATCTTTTTTGATAATTCCTCTGGAAATCCTTTGTATATGTGGTGGTCTGTATATGCTTGCAATATGTGATAGCTCGCTATAATGGGAGATGTCATATTATTGATCTCAGTAAAATGGTTCCTTCCTATCCTATAAACGGATTGCAAGGGTTTATTCCTAATTACCTACATGATCTATGTGAATAGTATCTGTCTGCTAATTATATTCTTCACATCCATCCTAGAGACTGTTTCATACTAGGTGGATAAAGGATTACACACACTTCATGTACACATACATTATTCTATATCTATACTTGTAACTATATTTTTTATCTCTAATCCTATAATGGGTTACTATAAGGAAAGTTGCGATTGCTATTGCAATAATCAGAAATAAGAATATTATATGTGTATGTTCACGACAGGCAACGCGCTTACCTCGAAAGAGATAGAAACAATGACCTGAATGACTCTATAGAAATCAACACACAGTTTCATACACATATAGGATTGAAGGCAAGCCTTCGCATAATCGCTATCGTATGAGACTGAATGGTGGTTTTACCTCCGTAAAGGAGATCCATAGTAAGCTTCTGAATCGATGGCCTTCGTATTGGTCATGGCTCTCGATTCGGAGGTAAAGCTCCCAATAATTCCTAATATATACAATATGATAACAGCTCTTGTAAAAATTGATTGGCTCGAAGGAGTCGATCACGGTTACGGAAATGGTTATGTAGCTATTCCACCATGACATAAATACCATTGAAAATTATATGATAAAATTCCTGTTGAAGTACACGGATGACTCACATTTGCTGAAATGATGTGCGAACAAGAAGCTGAAAGACGACCGCAATTTGCTCATATTCCGAATGGATATTGGATCATCTGATTTGATACAGCTCATGGATATGAAAATCAAGAAAACTGTTCACGACAATATGTTTTGTCTGAAATAAACGCATTAGTAGAACAACTTTGAGAATAACTAATAATTCTTTACTTTTATCCCATGTCAGATATACTTGTTGCCAAGTTTGTAATTCGTTCTACATACTGAAACGAACTGATCTATCCAGATAATGATATCGCTCGCAAATTCCTTTGCCTCACAAAGACAAAAACTTTCTCGAAGCAAGATATCGAAACCATCAAGGCTCTTTGATTCAAAGTATCATTTCCTCAACATATAATTTAGTATGTATACAATAATAGAGGCTACCGACATCAGTTCTCTCATAACTCGGGTAAACGATACGATCAAAAAAGGCTATATTCCTACCTGATGAGTATGCGCAACTGCCCTTAAATGAGAGTATCAGGACACTGAGATGTTCTACCAAGCCATGATGAAGGTTCCTTCCGATAATTCATAATATATAACTCATGCAGAAACTCACACACCTACTCAATAGTAAAAATCACAAGGATTTTCAATCGTATCTCAAGAAATTCATATCCGCGACAACATATAAGAAGCTCAAAGATTGATTCGATATATCAAGATCACGCGAACCTATCCAAATGAGTGTATCTAATGCTTACAGCAAGATATATGGCTCTCAAGCAAGCCTCGTCAATATCTACAACATGCTTCGTGAAGAGATTCCAGAAGATGAAGAACCAGGAGACTGGAGAGACTTCCATGATGAAAACCCTCTCTGACCAAAAGCCATTTAATTCCTCATCAATACAAATATGAAAGCAATACTTTTGCTCGCGATTTTCCTATTCTCTTTACTTCCAATACAGATACACGGAGCTATCAACACTGACTGGTGCGATAAAATGTATGATGAACTCTTCTTCAAGGAAGTGCCAGATACCATCCAGAAAGAATGCTCAAATAGATTTATATGGAACGTGAACCGAGAAAAATCTTATTTCAACTAACTTTAGATAAATATGTGACCAAGAGATTTTATACAAATTACTTTAGATTTTAGATCATTCTGACTCGGAATTTGGATCAACTGGGATTTTAAACAGATAGGTATTTGACTCTTGTTTCTACATGTCTCTATTGCTCTCTTGAATCCTTTCCGCCACGAATGAGATTTTATTTCCTTTACTAAAAATTAGTATGCCTACTAAAAAACAAGCTATCCGACACTGAGATGTTCTACTCGTAAAAATAGACAAGCTGCCGACTTGACTCAATAAGTCCTCTTCAAATATCTTTCTCGCATGAAAGAATAACAACCACATGATCGATAAAGGAAGTATATATATCACAAAAGATCCAAATACTCTTCGTGAAAGTGAATTTCTCTATGGCTACTTGGTGGCAAAAGATACTACACTTATCCATAATGAACACTCCCCAATAAGCGACGAAAATAGAAACGCTCTTATTCCAAATGGAGTGTATGAGCTCTTCAAACAAAAAGAAGCCACACCCGATGGTTTCAAGGTAGTTCTCGACTAATATTTCTCATTTATAATAATCTCTCATGCTTACTAAACTCACAAAGAAACAGGAAGAGTTAATTCCTATAATCCGCCAGAAATATCTCGATATGTTCTTTTCTTGAAAGAAACCTGATAAAAAGGTAGTAAAGAAAGGAATAGATATGATGTATGAAGCTTCTGGATATAAAAAACCGAAGATCATCTATACGAAATCTCCTCTTGAAGCCCAACTCATCGCAAATATCCTCGGGAATCCGAAGATTCGTAAAGGTGCTGACGGGTCGAATATCAGGTCGAATATCGAGTCGAATATCTGGTCGAATATCGAGTCGAATATCAGGTCGAATATCAGGTCGAATATCGAGTCGAATATCTGGTCGAATATCGAGTCGAATATCAGGTCGAATATCAGGTCGAATATCGAGTCGAATATCTGGTCGAATATCAGGTCGAATATCTGGTCGAATATCAGGTCGAATATCGAGTCGAATATCTGGTCGAATATCAGGTCGAATATCTGGTCGAATATCAGGTCG